CAGGCGATCTATAAAACTTCTCTATCTCCTGTGGATGGGAGTGTGGTTAGCAAAGATTTTGCAGGATATAAGAAAAATCCAGCTTATCAAATGATGTCTGACGCATTGGGAAGAATGAATACAATTGGCAAAGAATTAGGTTTAAGTCCTAAGGCAAGATCACAAATGTTGGATTTAAAGACACCAAATCCTAATAAAAAATCAGCTAAGGAAAGTTTGAAGGAATTTTTTACATAAATGGTGATTTTTTTGTTTTAATCACGGATTTATATTGATTAGGAAGTGGTAAATGCAGTGAAAATTGATTTAAGCCAGACTCATGATGTTGTGGGCGCATACCAGTCTATTGATTGGAGGAAAATTCAAGAAAAATATACTGATGATGCAACAAAATATTGTTTTGATGTTTTAAATGGCAGAAAAAAAGCTGGATATTTAACTAAATTAGCTTGTCTTAGAAATCTTTGCGATTTAAGACGGCAAAACACACCGGACTTTCCATATCATTACGAGTTAAAAGAAGTACAAATAACATTTAAGTTTGCTTCTATCGTCCCTGACGTTGACTTGCATAAACCGCTTCCACTGATGGGATGGCAGAAGTTTATTCTTGCAATGATTAATGGCTGGAAAGATGCTAATGGTGAACGTAGGTTCACTGATATTCATATTTCAGTAGGTCGTGGTCAAGGTAAAACACAAATAGCAGGGATCCAGATGTGTAAGGCTGTTTTAATTGATACCCTTAGCTTCACTAACAAAGACTTTTTAGTTACTGCTAATACATCTGATCAGTCTACAAAGCTGTTTGGCTATATCAAGAAAATGCTTGAAGCAGTAATTAAGATTGAACCTTTTGCATCCCTCGCAAAAGAATCAGGTCTTGACTTGCAGACTAATCAATTAATTGAAAAGAAAACTAATAATAAAGTGTGGAAGATTTCGTATGAAGCTGATAAATATGATTCAACTCATAACGTTTTAGCTATTTATGATGAAACGGGTGCGCTTGACACTTATGATCGAATTTCAGATATTACAGATGGTCAGGGGCAAGTTGTTCCATACCATCAATTTATTAAAATCAGTTCGGCTTATCCTGATCCTACAAGCCCATTTCATCAGGAGCAGATCACAATGCAACACATTATGGAAAAAGATTATAACCGTGAAGGTGATAACTCTCTTTGCTTAGTGTGGGCGCAGGATGATTTAGATGAGACTTTCAAGCCTGAAACATGGGAGAAATCTAATCCTTTAATCGGCTTATCTGATGAGGAAAGACAGCGCAGAACAGAAAATTTAGTTAAGCAACGTGATCAAGCAATGCTTACCAACACATTACACAAGTTTCAAAACAAGAATCTTAATTGTTGGCTGAAACAGTCCACAGCTAGTTTTCTTAATCTAAAAGACGTTGAAGATGCGGTCGATGATGATTTTAAAATCGATGGCCGTCAAGTCTATATAGGTTTTGACTATTCAATGTTTTCGGATAATACTTCGATTGGCTTTGTTTATCCTTATAAGGATGAAAAAACAGGCGAGCCACGCTGGCATATAGCACAACACAGTTTTATTCCGTGGCAGCAAGCAGGCTCAATTGAAGCAAAAGAAAAGCAAGATGGTATTGCTTACCGTGAATATCCAAAATATTGTACGATTACAGCACATCAACAAGGGATTATTAATCCGGAGCAGGTTTACAATTGGCTGTTAGACTATGTTCAAAGACATAATTTGAAAGTCGTCTTTTTTGGTTATGACCGTTTTGGTAGTTATCAGGTAAAGAACATTACTGAATCACTTAATGCTAATACGGATTGGTTAATTCAAGACATAGCACAAAGAACGAGCGAACTTGCTAATCCAACAAAGTTCTTGCAAGAAAGCTTTGCAACTGGCAAGATCACTCATTTTGATGATCCGATTGAAGAAACAGCGTTATTAAATGCTGTTGTTAAGGAAGATAAAATTGGCATTCAAGTTGACAAAGACAAAGCAACAAAGAAAATTGATGCTGTGGATGCTTTAATCGATGCCATGTATCAAGCAATGTATCACTTTGAGAATTATGGGGTTACGAATGATAAATCACATGAAGTAGAGCGTATGACACAACAGCAGGTTTTGGATTGGTTTAATAATCCGGAATCGGGACTTTTAGGAGATGATTATTATTCTGATTAAGATATTATTTAAAAATATTTGGAAATTTCTAGACGTATTGTTATACGTTTTAGGCTTTGGCTCAATAGTCGGAGCCTTGTTTTTATGGTCGCCAATTGCAGGCTGGATAGGTCTAGGAATTGCGTTGATTTTAACTGGCTTATTAATTGATTTACTTCCTAAAGATAAATAGAAAGGAGGTGAATTAGATGCCAGTTTTTGATTTTAATAAGGACTCAAGGCAGACAGTCGACTTAGATTCAACTGACTTTATTGACTACCTAACTGGTGGAAATAATGCAAAGTATGTAACTGCTGATCAGGCATTGCAGAATTCTGATTTGTATTCTTTGATTTCTCAGCTCTCTGCCGATTTAGCGTTGGTGGTTTTTCAAACTCCTTCGCAAAGAATGCAAAGCTTTCTAGCTAATCCAAGCACGGACACTAATGGCTTTAGTTTTTGGCAAGGCATGTTTGCTCAATTGCTGCTAGATGGGAACGCCTATGCTTATCGTTGGCAAAACAATAATGGCGTTGACTTGTATTGGGAAGGCTTAAGACCATCTCAAGTTAATGTTTATAAGGATTTAGATGGCAATGGCTTACTTTATGATGCGGATTTTGATGAACCTAATATTGGGGCAATTAATAACATTCCGCAAGGTGAAATGATCCACTTTAGATTGATGTCTAAGAGTTCGATTGGCATTAAAGGATATTCTCCGCTATGTGCTTTAACAGATGAACTTGCAATTAAGAATAAATCTAATGATTTAACCAAAAACGCATTAGATCAATCAGTTATGGCACCAGGAATTTTGACAGTTCAAAGTGGTGGTTTACTTAACGAAAAAAAGAAAGCTTCTAGAAGCCGTGCTTTTGTAAAACAGCAAACAAATTCAGGTAATGGTCCAATTGTTTTAGACGATCTTGAAACTTATCAACCACTTGAAATTAAAAACGATGTTGCTAAGTTATTAGCTCAAGCTGATTGGACTAGTAAGCAGATTGCTAAGGTCTATGGACTACCAGACAGCTATCTAAACGGCAGTGGTGATCAACAATCTAATCTTGATCAAGAAAATAATCAATATGCTAAAGCTTTAAAACGCTTTGTTGGCCCTATTATTGGCGAACTCAACAACAAATTAAACACTACTGTAACTCCTGACATGCGTCCTTCTGTGGATGCTGTTGGTGATGGCTTTGCAAGCAGAATTTCAGCTATGGTGAAAGATACTACACTTTCTGCCAGTCAAGCGCAGTTCATTTTGAAAAAGTCAGGCTATTTTCCAAGGGATTTACCTGCATATCAATCACAGAAAGGAAGTGAAAGCGATGAAAACAGTTCAAATGAAGGGTGAAGTCATTCCTAATGATTATTCAGATGTTTATGATTGGCTAAATTGTCAATACTTTAGTCCAAAGTCTGTCACTGATGCTTTAACAGAAGCTAATGGCGAAGATGTATCTTTAGAAATTAATTCGCCAGGTGGATATATTGATGCGGGCTCTGAAATTTATACGGAACTTATGGAATATCCAGGCAAAATCAATGCCCAGATTGTGGGCTATGCTTGTTCTGCTGCATCTTGGATTGCATTAGCGGCTGATCATGTTACGATGTCACCAACCGCACAAATGATGATTCATAGGGCCAGTGGTGGTGCTATTGGAAACAGTTCTGATATGAAAAGCGAATACAATGCGTTAGATCAGATGGATAAATCTTTTGTTGATTTATATTCAAAAAGAACAGGCAAGTCACCAGAAGATATTTATCAAATGATGGCTGATACTACTTGGATGAATGCAAAAACTGCTGTTGAAAATGGCTTTGCTGATGAAGTTATGTTTGAAAATAAAGAACCAGCATTAGTCAATGCTGATGGTTCTTTATCAGTACAGCCAGAGATGATCAATAAGATTAAAAACTTGCTTCACCGAGATCGAGATACTGAAGCAAACAAAAAGACCGATGATGTCTCTAAACCCAGTGAAAATAAGGAAAAACAGCCAAAGAAGAGCAAGAAAAATGATCTTGCTCTTTTACTTTGGTCTTAATTTTGGAAAGGTGGTCCCAGATGGGAATTAACGAATTACATGATGATTGGTTATCTAAGAGCAATAAGGTAACTGATCTTTTTAACAAGAAGATGGCATTAAACTCAAAGTATAATTCCAGTTTTGATTCAATGACTGATGAACAAAAGACAGCTTTGAAGGATGAAATGACACAAGCTTCTAAAGATTATACAGATTCTGTGCAAGCTCGTGATTATTCAAAGCAACTTTTAGAAGAAGCTAGAAATGCTGAAAAGCCAGTCAACAAAAAAGCAGTTGAACCTAAGAAGTCAGAAAAAGAATTAGCTAAGGATATTAAGAATAAGTTCGTAGCTGATTTTAAGAATATGGTTACTTCAGGCACTATGCCAGATGGCTCAAAAATTTTGGGTGATGATTCTAGTGCAGGCTTGACCATTCCTGACGATGTCCAGACTGCTATTCATACTTTAGTACGTCAATATGCATCACTTGAAAGCTTAGTAAACATTGAAAATGTTTCAACTTCACATGGTTCAAGAGTTTATGAAAAGCTTGTTGACATTACTCCTTTAGTTAACTTGGATGATGAAAAAGCTCAAATTGGCAATATTGATGATCCTAAGTTGACTTTGGTTAAGTATGCTATTCATCGCTATGCAGGTATTACTACTGCTACTAATACACTTCTAGCTGATACTGCAGAAAATATTTTAGGTTGGCTGGAAACTTGGGCAGCACGTAAGGACGTTGTTACTCGCAATCAAGCTATTTTAGCTGTCATGGGTAAGGCACCAAAGAAACCTACTATTGCTAATTTTGATGACATCAAGGACCTTGAAAATAACACTCTTGATCCAGCTATCATTGCTACATCAGCATTTGTAACTAATCAATCTGGCTTTAATGCCCTTTCAAAGATCAAGGACGCAAATGGTAATTACTTAATTCAGCCTAATGTAACTAATCCAGAAGTTAAGCAAATTGGTGGCCACACTGTACAAGTGATTGCTGACCGTTGGCTACCAGATGTAACAGGCTCACACCCACTTTACTTTGGTGATTTAAAGCAAGGTATTACTTTATTTGACCGTCAAGAAATGTCAGTTACTCCAACTAATATTGGTGGTGGTGCATTTGAAACTGACACTACTAAGATTCGTTTCATTGACCGCTTCGATGTTCAATTAATTGATGACGGTGCCTTTGCAGCCGCATCATTTAAGGCAGTCGCTGATCAAACCAAGGTCAACGCTGTAAGTAAGTAATAGATAGGAAGTGATCAATCATGACCACTTTTTTAGAAGTCGATGATGAATTTAAGCGAGTTTTAGGATACCTGCCAAGCGATGCCATGCTTGATGACCAAGTAATTCAGCGCATGGTATCTGTGCTTGATGCTGCTGAAATTTACGTTCAAGGTGCTGTAGGACAAGAAAAGACGGACTTTTATCAAAGTGAAAAAATTCTTCCACTTTATAAGCTCGCTTGTTTTGCTATTGGTGCAAACTGGTTTGATCATCCATCAACCGCTGTATCCTCCACAACTGCTAAGGCCATCATTGGTCAGCTTCGTGGTTCATACGATGAAAGTGAGGCGAGCGATGATGGTTCAATTGCAAAATCCTGATCGTTTAACGCAATTAATTGTGTTTGGCACTATTAATGACCAAGATTATGACATTAATGGCGTGTTAAAAACCACATTTGTGCCAATTGGCAATCCCACTTTGTGTGGACTTTGGAGTTTAACGACTTCGCAAATGATTCAACAGACTGGTAACCAATCCACAAATACTTTAATTGTGGTCGTCCATCATCGCCCATCATGGGAAAAGATTACTCATGCAAGACTGAACAATATTGCATATAAGATATCCAACGTTAATCAGGATCCTTATCGTAATCAAACAGCCTACGATTTGCTCACTCTTACTAAAGTGGGTGAAAATGATGGCTGACTTAGATGAAAATTTGCTTAAGTGGTATGAGCAGGTTGAAAAAACTGCTGAATTAGCTTCCACTCAAAAAGCTAAAATCACTGGTGCTGGTGCTGAAGCATTTGCTTCGGCTTTGGAGCAAGCAACGCCAGTCAGTAGTGAAAATTATAGTAGCAGTCGTTCTGTAGGGCATACCAATACATTGCATGGTAAGAAAGCACGTAAGTCTAAGCACTTAAGAGATTCAATTGCTTATAAGCCAGGCTTTACTTCTGATGGATTATTTTCAGGAGATACTTCTGTGGGCTTTGAAGATAAATATCAAGCTATGGTAGCTCGTTTTGTCAATAACGGGACTGCTGGAATGAGCCAGAAAGAAGTTAAAAACATGCATTTTATCGAAAAGGCCCAAAATGAAGCTAAAAATGAAATGCTTAAAGCTGAGGCTGAAAAATATAAGGAAGTGATGGGCTTATGACAGTAGTCTATGAATTATCTGAGGAACTAAATAAAGCAGATATTAAAGACTTAGGTCAGGCTTATCCGTTTAGAATCCCTCCTAGTTCTTTTGTAAAATGCCAAGACAAAGCTCTTATTGCAGTTTCAGAAGTGCTGGACAATCCTACTGAACATGGGAGCAATACTTACAATGAGATGTCCGTACAGGTTCAAATAAAAATTTGTTACCCAATCGGTAATAACGTAAATATAGACGCTTTTGAAAAATCAATAGCGTCTTTTTTTATACAAAAAGATTGGCTCAGACAGGCTAACAGTGGCCATTACATTGATGACTCTGGGCACGCAGAAATTGATTTATTTTTTAAAAGGAGAATTTAAATGGAAATTACAGGTTTAAATGACATCATTGTGTGGATGTACGATAAGGACGGTAAAGTAATTACTGATCCAGAAGCTGGTAGCTTTACATATGATGGTGATAAGGGTAAGGTCTACACCGTAAAAGATAAGACAGAAATCAAGGGCCTTTTTAAAATTGATTTAGCATCTTCATATGGTGCTACTCAAGCTAATATCACTGGCCTAGCTCCGTCAGTAAACCGTGTTTATGGTTCTAACTTTGTTGCTGAAGTAAATACAGGTGCTGAACAGCCTTCGATTGCTTTAGCAGCTAATGATATTCCACACGTTATTTACGATCTTTTGACAGGCTTAAAGAAGGATCAATTTGGTGGTTATACACGTAAAGGAAAAACTACGCCAACATTAGGTGGTGTTTTAGCTCACTCATATAACACTCATAAGGGCACTGATCTTTACTTTGCCTTTCCGATGGGTACATTCATACCTGGTGAATTGAATATGGGCACAAACACTGAAAACCCTACTGATACCCATGATGCATTGACTTTAAACGCTCAAGCACGTAGTACTGACTTGCTTCTTTACGAAAAGTTTTACTCAGATGAAAAGGATTGGAACTTTGATAATATGGTCAGCTATGTAACTGGCCAAACTGTTCAACCCAGCTCATCTCTAGGACATTAAGACGGATAAGCATCTGATATTCAGGTCTAATTAATTTGCAGGGTGGGTAGCGGTAGGAAAAACAAATATTTTATTTAAAGAACAGTGTTTAAGCTGTTCTTTTTCTTTTGAAAGGAAATATATATGTCAGTAAAAGTAAACGGAAATAAATTGCATTTAACTACATTTGAAATTCCAACTTCAGGTAAGAATATCCGCAAATGCTTGGTAGCACAAAAGAAATTTGCAGAAGCTAGTGAAGCTATTGATCACGTTAATACTGATGACGATGATTCAATGATTAAAGCATTAGATGCTCAAATCAAATTAATCGATACTTATACAGAATTTTTGAAGCCAATCTTGCACTTGTCAGATGAACAAGCAAAAAAAGTAGAAGATTCAGATTTTAATGATGTAGTTGATTTCACCAATGAGGTAATTAGCAAGGTGTTGGGTTACGACTCTGACAAAAGCACAAAACCAGCAGATAAGTGATGATGATCCAGCACGTGCATATGAACAAATGATCGAAGATTTCGATTATTCGGAACAACAGATGATGCTCAATGCTCATATGTCTGTGGATGAATTTGAAAATACTGATTACTACAGATTAATTGAAATCATGAATGCAAAACCACGCACGGAGCGTCCAAAGACGTTGTGGGAACTTGCAGATAGTATGGATAAATCGGAAAGGAGGTAAATAAATGGCAGGAAATATTCCAATGGGGTCGATGTCAACTGAAATTAAGTTGAACGGATCTCAATCAGTTAAAACACTGAGGGAACTAAAACAAGCTGTAACTCAAGCTACGAGTGCTTGGAAAGCTCAAAGAGCTGAGCTATCTACCATTGGCAAGTCAACAGAAGCTGTAAAAACTAAGTATAAGGGCTTAGCAGAAACGATTAAAAAGCAAAAAGACTATATTTCAGGCTTGCAAATTGCACAAAAGCATTTACAGGAAGCACAGAAGTCTGTTGATCGCTCTACTGAAAAAGGCCGACAAGAATACGGTAAGTATAATGAAGCTTTGCAGAAAAATGAAACCAGAATTCACTCCGCTGAGCAAAAATTAGCTGGCTTAGCGGATCAGCAGTCTAAAGCTAAGAAATCTTTAGATTACTACAAATCTGGTTTGGCTTCTGCTCAAAAGCAACTGCAATTAAATGAATCAGTTACTAAATCATATGTTGCCAAATTATCTAGTGAAGGTAAGAGCTATGAAGCCGCTAAAGCCAAGCTAAATGGTTATAAAGATTCCATTGAAAATTTAACTAAGCAACAGAAGATTCAAGAGCAAGAACTATCTAAAGTTGCATCTGAATCTGGTAAATCCAGTGAAGCTTATAAGCGTCAGCAAGTAAGAGTTAATGAGACAGCTGCGAGTTTGGCTAAAGCTAAAACACAAATGACGGAGCTAGGCGATTCCATGAAAAAGGCTAATCCGTCATTTTTAGATCGTATTAAATCTAAACTAACTGGCGTTGATAAGGAAGCAAATCAAACTCATAGAACCTTCAAGGAAGTTTTTGCAGGTTCATTTCTAGGAAATGCTCTATCTAATGCTGTATCTAATGTAACAGGTCAACTTAAGAATACTGTTAGTGAAGGCATGGCACTGAATGCCGCTGTTGCTAAGATTAATGCTCGATTTAAGAGCATGGGTATGTCTGTTAAAGATATTAGGACTTTAGATAAGCAAATTGGTAACTTAAAGGCTCAAACCTATATGACTGGCGATAATGTAGCTAATTTGCAGACTAAGATGCTGAACTGGTCAAACATCGGTCGTAAAGGCGCTATGCAGATGGTCAAGATGATTGCAGGTGTGGGTGATTCATCCAAATTAACTGGTGATCAAATTGAGCAAATGGGCGCTAGTCTTATGCGTGTTGGCTCGACTGGCAAAGTTACTTACTCAGCGCTTAATCGTGTTACTAAGTCAGCTCCAACGTTTATGGCACAACTGGCTAAAGGCGCTGGCATGTCAGAAGATAAGCTTAAGTCTCTGCTCAAATCTGGTAAAGTTACTCAAACTCAATTCCAGAAATGGATGGCAGCGGCAAGCAAGTATTCTGACACTGCTTTTAAAGGCTTTGGCAAAACTCAAGGTGGGGCTCTCAAGTATATGAAAGTTCGTTGGCAAAAACTTGAGCAGACCATGACAAAGCCTATTTTTGATGCTAAAACATCTGGCTTGCAGTCATTAAAGAACATCATGAGCAGTCCCGAACTGCAAAAAGGTGCTAAAGCCATTGGCAATGCACTGTCAACAACTTTAGGCTATTTAGATAAGCATAAAAAAGACATTGCTGGTGTTACCTCAGATATTACCCATATAGGTGTGGAATTAGCTAAAGACCTTTGGAAAGATTTTGCTAGTATTGTTGGTGATATTGGGAAAAGCTTTCATTTAGTAAACGGTAATTCTAAAAAGTCACAAGATTCTTTGCACACAGTAAAGGTCACTCTTGACGGCTTAGCCAAAAATAAAACGGCTATTCAATGGATAGCTAAAGCTATTATTGCAATGGCGGCTGCTAAAGGCCTTGGCCATGTAGGTGGTGGTATTTTTGATATTGGCAAAAAAGGTTACCATGCTTACAAGGGAATTAAGGCTTTACGTGCAGGCTTAAAAGGCGTTCAGGACATTAAAGATTTTGAAAAAGCAGATCGAGGTTTCTTTAAATTAGGTGGTTTTATCTCTGGTGCTACCGACAAAATTAAAACTTTTCTTGCGTCTGCTGACAATGTCAAAGCCACTGGCAAGATTTTCGGTGCTGTTGGTACAGCTTTAGTTGCTGGGCAACAAGGCATTCAAGCAATTAACGATCGGCACAGTGCTGACAAGCGTTCTAAGGACATTGGTGGTGCTGTTGGTGCTGCTGCTGGTGGTGCATTAACTTCTATGATTCCAGTTGTTGGCCCAATGCTTGCTCCAGTTGGTGCGATTATTGGTAAGTATGTTGGTCGTTGGGGTGGTGAAGCCGTCAACAAGTTTACAAAAGGCTGGCAAAGCAAAAAGCCACCTAAAAAATTCTGGAGTTTAGAAAATCTAGGCTGGTCGGCTCATTCAATGTGGAATGGCTTTACTAATTCAGTCGGTAAAACTATTAAATGGTTTAAGAAAAATTGGAAAGAAGTCGGTCTTTACTTAATCAACCCACTGGCTGGGGCTATCAATTCGCTTTATAAGCATAATAAAGGATTTCATAAATGGGTTGACGGCTTAGCTAAGTGGTTCAAGAAAAACTGGAAGGAAGTCGGCCTTTACCTCATTAACCCACTCGCCGGTGCTATCAACTCACTTTATAAGCACAATAAAGGATTTCATAAATGGGTTGACGGTTTAGTTAAAGGATTTAAGAATGCTTGGAAAGGTGTTGTTAAGTGGTTTAGTAAACTTGGTAAGAATATCCAGAAGTCTTGGGAAGGCATGACTAAGTGGTTTAAGAACTTAGGCAAGAATATGGCTAAAGGCTTAAAATCAGCTTGGAAGTCCATGACGAAGTGGTTTAGTAATATCGGTAACGGTATTAAAAAAGCTTGGAGATCGATGACCAGTTGGTTTACCAAGCTTGGACGTGGTATGTCTAAGGGCTTGGAATCGACTTGGCATGGAGTAGTTAAGTTCTTTAGCGACATTGGCAAGAATGTTAAGCGTGCTTGGAACTCAATGACTAGTTTCTTTAGTAAATTGGGTAAAAACACTGCTAACTTCTTCAAACGTCCTTGGAATGCAATTACTGGTTGGTTTAAGAATATCATTTCTGGTATTAAATCAGATTGGGACGGCTTCTGGGATCACATTTCAGGACCTATCAAGACGTTACAAAAATTATCTGCCGGAAAGCTTAAAGTTGGTTCACTTCATTTAGCTAATGGTACTGATTGGCATAAGAAGTATGGAACCCCTGCAGTCGTTAACGATGCTTCTGGTGAAAACTATCGTGAGGGCCTATTAGTTAACGGCCAAGTCATTCCGTTTCCTGACAAGCGCAATATTCCGTTCTGGTTATTGCCCGATCAGGATATTGTTAATGGTAATGACATGGCTAAGATGTTTGGTCATGCTGTCCATTATGCTGATGGTACGGTTCATCTATCTAAGGATCATAAGTATTCTAAGAAAAATTATGAACTAGCTAAGAAACGTGCCATTGAAGATAAAAAAGAACTTGAAAAACTTGGTGACAAGATTTCCAATGCTCTTAAGCGTAAAGATGGCAATGAAGCTAGACACTTAACTAGAGAATTTAACAAGCTAACTAAAAAATATTCGGCTGATAAAGGGGCTTCTAAGAAGCCTAATCCTCATGCTGGTAAAGTATTAGTTGATCAAGGCCTTCTAATTGGTGCTAAGAGTAGAATCGGCCATTCTGTTTATATTAGTAAGTCACTTTTTAAAAAGTTAATTGCTGATTTAAAGAAAAAGAAGACAAATAAGAAGCGAAAAGCGTCCACACATAAACGCAGGAGATCTGCTTCTCGTGGACGTTCTGTAAGACGTGTTTCACGTGTATCTATTCCAAAAGTGTCTAGCTCACGTGTATCAGTTAAGGCTTCTGTATCTGGTGGAGCTGCAGTTAAAGGCTTGGCTAGTGCAATCAGATCGGTAAAATCTAGGTCCGTTAAGCTGTTAGTTAAAGCTTCTGGTTTTAAATCTATTTCTTCCATTGCTAAAGAAGCAAAGGAAATTAAAGGTGGAACTCACAGAGTTAAGGTTAAGACTTCAGGAGTTAAATCTTTAAAGTCTCTGTATAAATATACAAAGAAAATTAAAGGCAAAACTCACAAAGTCCAAGTTAAAACTTCAGGAACTAAAGACCTTAAGTCCTTGCAGAAAAATATTACTTCTGTACATGAACACATCACTTCTTTAACTAAAGCAGCTAAAAAGAATAAGTTTGGTGAGTCAATTTCTCAGCAAGCTGTGGAAGCTGTTACATCCCTTAAAGGTAAAGGCAACTTTGCTAAGCAGTTTGGAAAGATGACCAATAAGTTTGGTGAAGATTTGAAGACCATGACTAAAAATTCCAAGAAGGAATTCAAGTCAATGTGGTCTCAAATTAAAAAAACTTCAACTTCTGGTGAAACTGATCTTACACACCAACTAAATAGTTTCTCATCGAAACATAAACAAGATTGGTCTTCCCTTGAAAGCGGAGTTCATAAATCATTTGATCATTTTTGGATTAGTATGGATAACTCTGCTGGTAAGGGCGTTAATAAAGTTATCGGAGTCCTTAACTCAGCAATTGGGAAAATCGATTCAGTAATTAGTGAATTTGGTGGCTCTAAATCAGCAGTTCATAAATCTGGTTTAGTCCACTATGCTGGCGGTACTGACGTAAATGGGCGCTTAATGCATGACACATTAGCTATCGTTAATGATGCAAAACAAGGACCACGCCAAGAGGCAATTGTCACTGATACTAATGATGTTTTTTTACCTCGTGGTAAAGACGTTCCAGTAATGCTCCAAAAGGGTTGGGGAGTTCTTAACGGCACTCAAACTCAGCAACTAGGGCTTTCACACTTTGCAAATGGTACTGGTCTTAAGGGACTCTATGAACTGGCAAAGAAATATTGGAACCATCCCGATAAAACTGGCAAATTTATGTTTAGTGCAGTTAACGGTTTAACTGGAGCCATGAAAGAATTAGCTTCAGGGATGCGCAGTAAGTCTGAAGATTCAGGTGTCAATTGGTGGTCTCAACTGTGGAAGATGGTTGAAGATAAAGTTGATGATGACTTAGGTCCAGCATCAGGTTTGTTAAAAGTCGTTGAAAAATTAGGTCGAGGCAAGCGCTACCTTTGGGGAGGCTATGGTCTTGATTCCAAAGGATTTGACTGTTCAGGCTTAATATCAACGGCTTTAGAGTATTATTACCATTCAGGTTGGGGTCACTTAGACGTAGGTGGCTTATGGCAACATGCACATAAAATTCCTAAATCAGAAGCTAAGCCAGGTGATCCTGTCTTTTGGCTCCCAGATAGACACGTTGGTGATTATGACGGTCACAACATGTACTACTCAGCATACGGCCCTAATAATGGTGGGCCTATTGGTATGCAACCTGTAGGCCCTGGTGCTACTTTTGGACGCTTTGATGGGATTAATACTGAAAAAAGCGACTCAAAAGAACCCATTAAAGTCAAAGCTAATAGCAAATTACAAAAGCAGATCAAAAATCAAGTTGGCCGAGGTTTCTGGAGAACAATTCAAAAAATTGCTGATAAGTATGGTGAGCAGTTTAATGGTGCAAACTCCATTTCAGGTAGCATGGTTGAAGCTGCAGCTAGAAAGATGCATGTCAATTTGCCTGACGGATTTGTAAAAGATGTTTTGCGTGTTGCTTTGAGTGAATCAGGCAACCGTAATATCCAACAACAAATTCACGATGTAAACAGTGGCGGTAATGAAGCTCAAGGACCATTGCAGTTCACGCCAAAGACATTCAAAGCCTTTGCTATGCCAGGTCATATGAACATTCACAATCCATATGATGAATTATTGGCATTCTTCAACAACTCTAAATGGCGCAACAGTATTGGCTGGACAATTATTCGGGGTACTAGAAAGTTTGATTGGTTACATTCTGGCCCTCAAGGGCACAGAAGATTTGCCAACGGTGGTATGGCTACTAAGCCAAGTATTTTTGGTGAGGCAGGACCAGAAATGGCTATTCCACTAATTCCAAGTAAGTCAACACGTGCCTGGGAATTAATCGGTAAAGCTATAGCAGTTTTATCTGGTCAATCAGGATTAAATCAACAACAAGCACAAATTGATACTAAGAAAGAAAAAGAAGAACACGACTTTAGACAAGCCATGCTTTTACTTTTAACTCAATTAGTTAATAAGAGTAATGTTGCTGATATTAAGCTCAAGACTCCACAAGGTAGAACATTATGGGAAGTCATAGAGCCGTTTTCTAAAGCAGAATCAAGAGCTGAAATGATCAAATTAAGGAGGGGATTAAGTGGACGATAATTATTCAGGTTTAATTTTTCAAGGTAAAAATTCTAGAGATTTAGGAATACTGATTAAATATCCATTTAATTGGGTACATCCTGTCCCTGATTTAGATCCAACTCATATAAAAGGTAGAAACGGTGACTTTTTACAAGATGATATATCTTATCAAAATGTCACTGAAACTTTTACTGCAGTTGTAAATAGACCAGTTAATATGAATCAGTTTGATTTTGAACGTAATGTTACTGATTGGCTCTCGTCTCCTATGACTAAAGAGAGAAAGTATCAATACATGCAATTCGATGCTGATCCTGAGTATGTTTATAGTGCAATACAAAAAGACCCCTATAGCTTTCAATGGGATGATACCAATCCTTTTATTGCTACAGGATCTATTCCTTTTTATTGTGAACCATTTATGTATAAAACGTCTGGCATTGAATATGTGCCATTGCCAGAAGCCGGTATTGTATATAATTCTGAAATATATACCGCAATTCCAAACTGGCATTTCATCGCTAATGGTAGTTTTGTTCTGAATGTCAATGACATACCTTATGAATTTGATAATATGGACGGAGAATTTTGGCTATCTGGCGATACTCAAGATACTTATGACAAGGACAATAATCTTTATAACAATCAAGTTAAATTGCCTAATTTAAGTGTTCCGCTTCTGCAACCTGGTTTAAATAATATTTCAATCACTGCTGAAACTGGAGCTACGATTACAAAAGCTGAATACATGCCACGATGGAGGAGGGTGATATAGTTGGCATTAATTACTTATGGAAAAATACCAGAAACTGATTATGGTCAATATGATCAGCTTCTTTCATATCCGCATTTATATAAATCTCTAAATGATGATTTGTCTCGTCCAAGTTTAACTTTAAGTGATGCACTTACTTGTACAGTCACCTGGAACCGCAATGAGTATCCAACATTGCAGATGACATATCCTCGTGACGGTATTCATATGATTGATATCCGTGAAAATCGTTACATTATGGAAGATTGTGGCCCTAAGTTTCCACATCAGCTTTTTAAAATTGTTCATTTAACTCCAGAATTGGAAGATGTAGTCATTAGTGCTGAACACATAGCTGCTACGCTTAATGACTGTACTGTTTCTAACCAAATTCAATTTGCAAATGCAACTGCTCAAGACCTAATGAATCAAGTTTTGAATACAATGCAGCCACAAAAAGATTTCAAGTTTGACAGCAAATCCTCTACATTAAGTAATGTCAATGTGGAAGGTAGTCAACAAGCTGGTGCAATTTTGATCAATCCTGATCAGGAGGGAGATCAAGCAGTTAATTCAGTTTTGGGCTTGTACGGTGGTGAACTTGAATTTGACAATTTTGAGATACATCATAGCGAACATGCTGGTGAAGACAGTGGAATCGTGATTGACTACGGTAAAAATATGTCAGGATTTCAGCATGATATATCAACTGAAAACATGTGGACTGGAGCGGTTTTTATTGCAAAATACACGCCAGGACAAGCTATTGCAAAAGCAGATTGGAATGGTTGGGCTAGTTGGACTAGTGATTATCCCAATGTTGGTATTTATGCGGCTGGTGGGACGGTTGAAATATTTGATTCACCTGTTGAAGGTCATCATCCAATTAGTACTGTTACAACGGGGATGAAACTGCAGTTAGGATCTCCGATTCATGATGGGGACTTTACACCTGATGGAAAGTTTCAGATTAATACAGTTAATGGCGATGACTGGTATCCAGTGGCTAGTGGTGGATTTATTGATGCTAGATGGATTAGTTTTGACAAATCTGGTAGTTACATCGTTAACAATGTAACTGGTTCATTGACCGTTCAGGCTGGTGATCCTAATGATGAAGGAGGCGCTGGCTCTCGTGTTTCTATGTCTGGGAATGCTGTTGTAGCTTATAAACCAGGTGGGAGCATTCACGTTTATGAATCACCTGAAATTGGGCCAGATCATGTTAGAGTCCCAGGATGGACGGTAACAAACGGCACAGTCATTCACTATGACATGATTGAGCGCAACCAGCAAGGCGAAATGTGGTATCGTATTGGCCCTGGTCAATGGCTATATGGTCCTCACTTATCACTCTCACAAGATGGTTCTTATCAGTCTTACACAAATTTTGGATATGGCTATATTAAGAAAAATGCTGTTAAATATCGCTGGGATAAGAAACACGATAATATGGTTGATACTACTCAAACCGTTGTTGAAGGTGGCAAGTCTAAGAATCATAAGTCGGGTAGTTATTGGAAGTCAAAAAAGAAAAAAGTTAAGGTACATGCCCACACTGGTAAAGTGATAATCGATAAGACCATTGTTCAAGGTGACGTAACTTATCATCATACTAAGTATGGTTGGGTAAGATCTAGCTCTATTGATTACAAGCACAATGGTAGCGTTAAGCCTTCCACGACTGATCAGATTATGAAGCAACAGTTGAAGGATAAATCCAAAGTAGAAATTTATGCTACTCCTGATAAAAACAATGCCCTTAACTGGTCAATCCCAAGTGGCACTCAAATGACTATTGACTCAGGTCATGAGGCTAAAGGCGGAGACGGTAAGACTTATGTAGAAGTTACTTACGCTGGCGAAACGGGCTGGCTTCCAGAGGATAATATTGATTCCAAGAAATCAGACTTAATTGCTCCTGATGCTACCGATAATGATACTGGTTCTACTAATGCTAATATTGACGCCACAACTCATAATGAGGTAATTGTCAATGTCGGGCCTTTGTTTGCGGACGGTTTTGGCAACGATCCTAACATTGACAAGGTCACAACTGTAGATGTTAGTTCATACATTAAACATGATGATCAAGATTTATCTGGTCAACAAACTGATGGCTCTTTTGTAGCAACTGCAGATGATATTAGACAAGTAACAGACGCTGGTAAAAATTATCTAATTGAGCATCGTTTTGGAAAATTAGATATACAGGACACCATTACTTACCAAGAAATGTCTGCTTTGAATACTGATAAGGTGCAGCTAAGTCTCTACGACTATGTAACGGTTAAATACGATAAATACCATTTAAACGAAAAAGAAGAAATTAATTCTTTTGTCTGGGATGGTTTAGCTCAGCATTATCAGCAAATTACAATTGGTAAATTGCCGATTGCTTGGCAGCACCTACTATTACAGCAAGCCAAAGAACAAACCAGTAGTGCAGTTGGCTCATATACCAGACGTACTCAAGGCTTGCTTAGCCGTTATAAGAGCATGTTGCAGCAAGAAGGGTCTGATCGAATTGCTGCAGAGCAAAAATTGATGGATGATCTAGGGCTGATACAGCACCAAACTGATAAAAACGGTAAAGACATTCAAATACAGCTTGTCAGTATGAAGAACTTTGAAGGTCATATGAATGAAATTCAGAGTTTTGCGGATGATATGAAAAATTGGGTTCAAAGTTCTGGCTCTGGGGTCATTCAAGCTGATCCAAATTGGCAAAACCCAGTTAAATTATCTGCAGACACTGGCCATGGCGGACATATGTATTTTTCAGGCAATGGATTGGTTTTCACCGATTCAGGTGGTGAAACGCTAAGAAGTGGCCTCGATTCTGAAGGACGTATATATGCTGATGCTATTAAAGCTGGCACAATCGAAGCCGTTAATATCAAATCTTGTTTAGTAGAATCTGCTTTAACGATTGGTACTGATGGTGGGTCTATGAGTGTCTATATAGGTACTAAAAATCCCTATAGTTCTCTTAATCCTTTAAACGGAGGAAATGTTATATGGGCTATGTCACAAGACTATCAGTCAATGTTTAGTTCAGGACAGATTGCACTCAAAAGCGATGACTATACAACTAGAATTCATCCATCCGCAATTACGATTGGTGATGATGATAATCAAGTACTAACGCAACAAAATTTTGCGGGTCATGCTTACAAGAGAATTAAATCATGGGTAGAGTGTTGGATTGCCGATTGGATAACTATTAAGGGTACAAGACACGATATTTGGCTCGGTAAAGATTCAGGAGTTAACCTGGGTAAACTAAGAGATTTGCAAGGTCAAGGCACGCAAAACTACAGTTACACACCAGGTAGCGATAATGACTATGGTACTGATGAAGTTGGTGAACTGAATGGCATTGATTCTGGAGACTCTACTGCTGATTCCGAAGGCTCTACTGCCATTAATACCATTAATAATATTGACGGTGGAATTTCTTTACCGATTAATGAGTCAGACTCTACGGATGGAATGCTTACCTTTGACCAAGCATATGAACAAGGACTAGGACCTAAGTCGGGTAAATATACTGATCTTTTAGGTGCAGTTAAGATTGGCTATAGTGGTGATAAATATGTATTAATGACTTATACTCCATCGGGTAAAAAACATTGGTATCATCAATAGTTTGTATAAGGAGATAGAAATGGACAAAAGCACATCACTAATTGAATATACCGTTGCAGGCAACATGGGCAATATGATTGGTCAACTAAGTTTGCAAATTGCTAAGCTACAAACTGTAGTACAACAAAAAAATGCAGAAAATGATCAACTTAAGATTGAAAATGCCTCACTACGAAAGAAGGTGAATGCACATGAGTCTAGCAACAATAACACTGACAACAGATAAGACATTAAGTGATGCTGGTAACTATGTCCGTAAAATTGGTCAAGGTGAGGCTGGTCAAAAACTTGAAGTAATTGTCACTGATGCCTATGGCTCAGGTTACAACCTGAACGGTAAAACTCTAGAATTTTCTGAAAACAAAGAGGGTGGCAAAATTGTTAGTGATAATGATTTAGATCACTTTGAAATTAAAGATGCTGAAGCTGGTAGATTTGTTTATACACTAGCTTCTGCAGTTTATGCGGCTTCCGGTGTGGCTTGGTTTGATATAACTAGTGCAAATGGTTCAGTAATTGATACGACTAAGAACTTCAATATCAATGTTATTGAGGATGAAAGTATTCATATCAATAACGATAACTATGTAAGTAGCTTAGCAGCCTTTGAAACACACTACGATGGTGTGATTAAAAAGGCTAAGGAAGATAGTGAAGCATTACTCACTAAGATTAATGAACAATTGAGTCAGGCTCTTACTGATAATAATCAGAAAGTGGCTAATTCATTAGCTGATCAAAAAGCACAGCTTCAGAAATTAATTGATTCTACTAATCAATTACAAACTGATTGGAATGTTCAATTTACTAAGCAAAAGCAATCCCTCTCTGATGTGGCTGCAAGTTGGCAAACACAATTTAAAAAGATTCAAGATGATGCTAATAGCAAAATTGCTGGAATTGAATCTAATGCTGATACTCAAAAAGTCGCTATTCAGAAAGCGGCTGATGATCAGTTAAAGGCTAATAAAAATGCTAATGATGCTGAAATTGCTGATGTAAAAAAGCAATTAGCTGATGAACTTGCTAAGGCCAAAACTGAAAAGCAAAGTGCTATTCAAGACATAACTGATGCACGTGATAAAGCAATTAGTGATGCTACTGATAAGCTGGCAGCTAAGTTTCAAAGCGTGCAGGGTGACTATGATAGGTGGAAGGCTTCCACGATTAATGATTTTCAGGGAAAACTTGATAAGTTAACTCAGCAATTAAATACTGATGAAGCTGATCAAGCTAGGTTGAAACAAGCAATTGATTCTGCCGAGGAAGCTATAAGTAAGATCAAGGATATTGACTTTACTCAGTACGCCCACAAGGATGAAGTAAATACTTTAATGGGGCAAAAAATCACATTTGTAAAGTGTAATAGCCCACAAGCTGCTGCAGATGCTTCCAGCAAGCCTGCATCTGACGGCTCAATTGTGCTTGGCATCTATGACATGAACGATGAGCCAAGCCAAGCTGTCGTAGGCGATCAGAAGATCAATATCGAATGGCTGTATAATCACTTGACGGGCTTACAATCGCAAGTGAGCGGACTGAGTGGCTTGCAATCGCTTATCAATGGTAAAGCCGATTCCGCTACGGTTTACACTAAAATCCAAGTAGATCAAATGATTGCTAACGCTGGCAAGGTCAAGACGGTAAATCATGCTAGTCCTGATGAATCTGGGAACATTCAAATTGATACCAATCAGTCGCAAATCACACAGCTTCAACAGCAGTGTAGCAGTCTGCAGGGCACAGTAAACGGTAAAGCCAACGCAAGTGATATTACTAAACTTAGTGGTCGGATTGATACCAATCAGTCAAATATCAGTAGCGTTCAAAAGACTGCTAATGAAAATTCAGCAAATATCACACAGGCACAAAAAGACATAATCGCTTTACAAAGTGCTACGTCTAATTTAAGCGGATATGAGACTACTGCAGATGCTGGAACTTTGGCAGACAGAATTACAGCTTTGGAAAATAAAAAGCCAATCAAAGCCGATTCTCAAGGCGATGCAGTGGCAAAATCTCAGAGTAGCAATGATGAATACTACTGGTAGGAGGTAAAATTATGGGATTAGCAATTGACGGCAATGAAGTACACGGTATAGCTAAAGGCGGTCAAGCATTTGTGAGCCTAGGAAATACTAATACAGATGGGTCAATTAATATTGGCGGTCAGGACTATCTCAACAAAAATAAAATAAAAATTAAGAGTACAGATTCGTTTGACGTTTCTATAAATGAAGGGTCTGCAACAATTGATGTTACTGATAATCTTTCAAATTATGGAGGTTGCTTGGCAATATGTGCAATATATAACAATGATGCATCCAAGACACCCTTAACTTCTGACGCCCCTAATGTACCCACGACATTCATAATATCACAGCCAATTATTATTCCTACAGCATCAACGACTGGTAATGTTTCATTTACTGATAGCAGCAATTGGAGTGGTTCACTATCAAAGACTACTGATAATAAGTTTACATTTGTTTCTAACTACAATGATGGCACATCTAGTTTTTCTAATATTGATGCAACCGGTGAGTTTTATATACTAAGTAATAACTAACGATGATGATTAACGACAGTCCTAAATGGGCTGTTTTTATTTTGAAAAGGAGAAAACATGGCAAGATTTTTTATAGATGGTAATGAAATTGCTAATGATAATACTAAGCCGGTTATTGACACAAATATCAATGACACTGAATTTTTAAAAGAGGGAAATTATTTTTTAGAAACTAATGATTTAGCGAACATGCCATCCAATTATAGAAATACATGGGTGTGGGTGAATACTAAAGCGTATCCAGATGCAGACCGAGTTTTACAGGCAATGACTCCCGATAATGGTAATTTGGGCTGGATGGCATTTAGAACTGTAGCCACTAATGACAATATTGTACGTAGGAGTCAATGGAATTTAATTGATTTTGTAAATGGTAAATCTTTGCAAATCTAGGGGGTAACTCACCGACTATACGCAAAATGGAGCAAAAAAGGAGGCTGTCGTTTTTATTTTGGAAAGGAGAAAAAACATGGGTAAAAGAATTTTTATTGATGATCAAGAAATGGCAAGCAAAGGTGATCTTGATCAATTAAATGGTGATGCAAATGAGGCATTTTCTGATAATCCTAATAATCATTTAAAAACTGGCATTTATGAGGCACGGCCAACTGCAGATGGAATAAAAGACGGTTTTCCATCAAATAGATGGTCATCTTTCTTAGTTTTTAGAACTGCAGACAAAGTTTTGCAAGTTAAAGGTGATGACACTGGAGAGATTTATATTAGATCATGCTCTACAGATCAAGATGTTCTAAATATAAAAAAATTCCATAGAATTGCTACTGACAATGATATTCAAAGCTTGCAAGACCAAATTAACCAGCTAAAAAGCTAAAAAAGAAAATGGGGTAGGGTAAAGCTCCGCTTACACATAAGAAATGGACTGTCGTTTATGGCAAACGTTAGTGATAATGGGCCACCTACATTGGTGGTATTTTTAATAACAAATTTAATTTAAGAAAGGAAAATATTATGACAGAAGAAATGACAACTGTTACTGCACCAGACTGGAAACAAAAAGCAGATAAATTGAATGAAATATTAAAGACTAATCCTGAAGCTGGTGAACAAGTAGTTTACCGCTCAAGACAAGGCTTGAACGATGACCCCGTATGTGTGCCAGAGTTAGTCAGTGAAGAGATGAAGGCAAACTCCTATCCTGATGTGGTTACTGCGCCACCAACTGATATGGTCAGCCCCAAATACAGTTGGTACGGTGATACAGGCTGGTTTGAAAATGCAACACAACAACAAGGTACTAGAATTGCAGCCCTTGAAAGTAATATCAAGACTGTTTCTCAAAGTGTGGATGATTTAAAGAAGGACAAACAAACTGAAGTAACTACTAGTCAAAAACAAGACGAAAAGATGGATCAACTAATTAAGTTGGTTACTATGACTAATGCCCAAGTAGGGGCACTGCTGAAACAACCGGCTGGTTCAACAACAATCAGCCAGCCTTCACAGTCAACATCTGCAGTAACTACTCAACCAACTGCACCAGTAACTCAATCAACACAACCATCCACCGTTACTGAAGGAGGCAAAAAATAATGTTTGAAATCTATAAGTTTGAATATGACTGTCAATTTATCACCAAGCAAGAGCTTTACAGCTACATTGGCATGGGCATCTTATCGGAAACTGACTATCATCGAATCGTAGGTGACACTAGTGAAAATACGGTACAACCTCAACCTACACAATCTTAGTCGCTGGAACTTTATCAAGACTGGCTTACTGATCGCTATTCTGGCAATTTCTTTTCTAATTAACCGTACTTACTTCTTCTACCCACCTAGCTTAGCACCTACATGGAATGACATGTGGGTTGATATTATTGGCTTATTGGCTGGCGTAGATTTGATTCTGTGCGGTGTCTTAGATATACACGTGGATTTACTGATCAAACTTGGCTTGAGCGTCTCAGCAGCTTTTTTGACCGCTTTACTGGTTGCTGAGTCTTTCCATGTGTTCGGCATCGGCTACTTCAAATTCTACCCAGCGATTATCTTTGAGATTTACACAATCTTTAACATAATGCAGATCGCATATGAGCATCAACCACCAAAAAACGGTTAGGAAAGGAGCCGATACACTTGCAAAGTCTTAAGGGCGTACTTAGTGTACTAGCTCCATTTTTACTTGGGTTGGTGACAAGTTATCTAAGTGATAAAAGATCTGCGAGACATGATAACCAAAGCTTTTTGATAGCTGATTATCAGTCTGTGGTCAACGAAAATAGAGAATTACGCAGGGAAAATGAAAGATTAAGAAAGGAATTGCATGATGACAATTAAGGATTGGATTTATTTGGGTATTACAGTGGCAAGCTACTTGCTTGCTATTATTGCGGGCATGTACGCCAAGGATAAAGCTAAAATCAATCGTGCTACACGTGCCGGACAAGCTTTAGATGTGCTAGGTAAATTAGCTACCAATGCCGCCCATGAAGCAGAGCATATTGGTGGAAGTGGTCAAGAAAAACGTGAGTTTGCTAGTGAAATCATTACGCAAGGGTTAACTTACATGGGCATTAAAAATGTGACTGCAAATGTAATTAATGGCGCTATTGAAAAGGCTGTTAATTCTATGAATTTAGCTAATTTGGCTGATTCTGGATTATCTCAAAACGTTGATGAAAAAGACATTTTGCAACCAGTAGATCAACTAAAAGCTGTTTCAGAACCCGAACAATGCAAGGACGTGACAGCTAATGTCAAGTAGACAATACGGTGTGGATGTAGCTGCCTATCAAAGTACTAGCATGTCTAGCTATCATGCTGCAGGCGCTAAGTATATGATCGTGAAGCTTACGGAAGGTAGCAGCTACTTTAATCCGAAAGCTCATTATCAAATCAAGTCAGCACATGCCCATCATATGTATGTACATGCCTATCATTTTGGAACTTTCAGTAGCTCAGTAAGTCAAGCTAGGAAAGAAGCAAAGTATTTTGTAGCCTATGCTAAGCGCGAAAATATCAACAAAAAACGTTATCTTTGGTTGGATTGGGAAACAGGTGACGGTAATTCTGTTGTTGGCAGCAGGTCATCAAATACCAAAGCAATTCTAGCCTTTATGAGTGTATGTCATAATGCTGGATATAAGGTTGGTTTGTATTCCGGCACATATGTTCTAAGACAACACGTTGATACAGCTAAGATTGTTAAGAAGTATGGCACATGCTTATGGATTGCATCATATGCTACAATGGACAGAATTGATAATCCTAATTTCAATTACTTCCCATCAATGAATGGAGTAGCGATGTGGCAATTTACCGATAATTGGCATGGCTTAAATGTGGACGGTAACATCAGTTTAATTGGCCTCCATACAGATGGGGCTAAGAAAGAAATTACTAAAAAGCTTATTGAAAAGCCTAAGCCAAAGCCAATTAATAAAACTGGTATCGTGTATGTACCAGTTATCAATTGCAATCCTAACTGGAATATTCGATTACTGGACTCTGATGGTCATTACACCAAGTACATCAGAACTAATACGCGTTGGAAGTACTTTGATGTTAAAATAATCAAAGGAATGAAATGTTATAAACTTGGTACTGATACTCAATGGGTACCAGCTAAGTACACTAAAATAATTTTATAAGGAGTTGAAAAAATAACTCCAAAATGTCGTAGAGCTACCTGGGATTTATTCCTGGGTAGCTTTTTTTGCTTGACACACAAAAAGTCACACTGCTAAAATAAATATCCTATAATATCAGTATCTGAAGTTAGTAATTTTAGTTTCCTAAAAGGAATCGTATTTTAGCGGGTTTGAGTGAAAGTATTATTGTAACCGAGGCCAAAGAAAAGTCTGGTTCGTTAATTACTGCAAGTTTAGGATTACAAGAAAATAGAGACATTTATGCAGTCCCTGGGCCAATTACTAGTAAATTATCAAGTGTGTGTCACACAATTTGGCACACAAAAATAACCGGTAAAAACATTGTTTTGCCGGTCTTTTTTTACAATAATTTTGAAAAATTGTCAGTTATTAATTTAGTATTTTGTTGTTTGGTTTCGTCCATCAAATAGCCATAGGTTTCCAGGGTGGTTCTAATACTAGAATGTCCCATGCGGTCACATATCTCATAAATATTGGCACCCCAATGTAAAAGAAGAGCAACGTGAGCATGACGCAACATATGATTTGAAAAAGCTTCAGTAGGGATATTTAAAACTTCCATCATTCTAATTAGTTCATTACCAGTAGCTTGACGAGTAGGCGGTAATTTGCGACCTGACGCACAGAAAACATAATCAGTATGATTATCCTTAAGCTCTTTTAAAATGTCTAAAAGCTGGCTATTTACGGTTATAGTGCGATATGATGATGGAGTTTTAACTGAACCCAAATGATGACTATCGGGATCATATTCATGATGTACATCAATTGTGGAGGTATCAAAATGTAAGTTATGCCACTTCAAAGCCAGACATTCTCCAATTCTCATACCTGTCAAAATCATTGTCAAAATTATGTAATCACAGATATTACCTTTAGAATTAGTTGAATTAGATACTTCAGTAATTCTGCGTCTAGATTTAGCTAGTGTGATTAGTCTTTTTATGTCATCCACAGTTAGCATGTGGACTTTATCGAGACGAGTACGTTTAGCTGTACCTGTTACTGTAATTCTTTTTGTAAAATCTCTAGCAATAATACCATCGTCAATTGCATTATAAATGGCAGAATGATATTTTTTACGGAACATTCTAACTGAGCTTTCAGCGTATCGCTCACCCATCCAGTTCATAAATTGTTGCCAATCATCATGAGTAATATTTTTAATTTTAGTTTTACGCCAGTATTCTTTTAATGGTAAAAGTGCAGTATGATAACTCCTTTTAGTATTATGTCGTAATTTTGGCTCCTTAAATGTTTTGTAAAAATGCCAGTAGTAATCAACTAAAACAGGATTAGACTTAATATCATATCCTTGAGTTAATTTTGTTTTAGTTTGTGCATACCAAGCGCTAGCCTCATTTTTGGTCTTAAAACCGCCTTTAGATTTGGAGTGCCGTCTATTAGTTCTGTCACGCCAGTATAAGCGTGCATACCAGACTTTGCAACGTTTATAAATTGCCATTTTGAATTACCCCATATTTTTGCTAAAATAGGGTAGACGAAAAGCACCGATGCCAGTCGGTATTTCGTCACTCTATAATTTTAATTGTGTTTCTCCGAGACATATTTATGTTTGTAGTCCACTTACCGTGCCAGCGGTAGGTGGGCTTTTTTGTGTTTTACAAGTTAATTCCACTTATAGTTATCATAAACATCATAGGCAGAACGTCCAATTTCATTACTATTATTATCAAAAACTTGAGCAAATAAGCGATTGCCTACTTCAGATTTGCTAATCAAGCCATAATGATAAGCATCCCATGTAGCTTCTTTGTTAATACCACGCATACAAGTAGTTTTATCATCATCAGACAAGTCGGTAAAATGATCATTAACTTCTACAGATAAATTGGTTTCAGTGTCAACAGTAACTTTATTTACATATTTTGACCAATTAGTGTCTGGATCATTTTTAGAGCGAAAAGTCTTAATGTTTTCAGCAATTAAAGCATTAATTTTATTAACTTTCTGTTTTTTTACTGCATTACGCTTTTTAGCCTTTTGATTTTCAATTCTTTCTTGTCTTTCATTATTTGCAACACTTTGTTCATTAGAGTGTCTTATCCATAAAAATCCTCCTACTAAAATTATTACAATTGCGATGAACCCTATAGCACAACCAATAGAACCATCTTTATTTTCTGCTTTTTTATCAGCCATGAGCCTTACTCCTTATTTTTCAGGTTTAACGTCACTGTGGACGATTAAGCATTTGATATTGATTCAATGCAAATTCTAAAATATAGTATTTATCTTTAGGAATACCAAATGATTCAGCAAAATTATAGTAGCTGCCAAACTGAATATCATTTTCAGAACAATAGAGAGCGAGTAAGTTAATTGCAAAGCGATTAGCTAAAAACTCTCCTTTTTCTTTGCCTAAATAAGCAAGCTTATAAAATTCAGGAACTTCTTCCACAACGTGTCCTATTTCATGTGCCAGCATGAAAGGCCGTTCGTTAACTTTATAGTAATTTGCATTAAAAATTATTAATTTAGGATTATGCCAGCTATCGCTTGGAGCATTTTCGGGTAAGTTAGTTTGATAAACCACACCAATATTATACTTCATGCAGTAGTTCATTAACCAGGTTATAACTTTATTCATTTGATCACTTCTTTAGGCTGTCTGGATGATCCTTTACATATTGTTCAGCTAATGCTCTATACATACCTTTGAGTTCATCAGGTATTTCACCACCATAGGGCATGTCTAGATCCTGCCAGGTTAAGCCATGTTTTTCAGGCTTACCAGGTATATCAGGATTATCAGTTAAGCCGTTCAAATAATCAGTAGTAGTATGCAGGGCAACAGCTACAGCCTTTAAACTATCATTAGTGGGCTGCTTTTTCTTCCAGCTATAAATTAAATTTTTGGCTATGCCAGCTTTTTCTGCTACTGCTTGTAAGTTACTAAAATGTTGTTCTTTAGCCAATTTCTTTATTCTCTCATACGCAATCATAAGCACCTCAAAAGCACTTACATCAAAATAATTACGCTATAACGTAAAAATATATTGACAATTTTACGCAGTGACGTTATTATAGTTTTGTAAGTTAAATCAATAGAAAAAAACATGTTTATAGAAATAGCAATTTTAATAGTTGGGGAACTGTCTAAATGCCTGATTTCTTACACTTTCATTTTACGTCATTACGTAAAAAATGCAACTTTTTTTCTATGTTTTTATCTTACAAAGTGAATTTCATAGAAAGGGGCGTTTTATATGCCAACAACAATGCCAGGCCGAGAAAAGGTCAAAAAATATTTGAACGAAAACCATATCAAGATTGCAAGTTTAGCAAAAGCTTATGGTTTATCTCGACAAGTAGCAACCGATTATATTTCAGGACGAATTCAGTCACCGCAGAGTAACAAATTCATCTTGAAAGTCATTGAAGATTTAGATCTGTAGGAGTGATTTAAATGGAAGACAATTTACAATTATTTGATTTTGAAGGCAATCAAGTTAGAACTTTAGAAATTAAAAATGAACCGTGGTTTGTAGGCAAAGATGTTGCTGAAATTCTTGGTTACAAAAAAGCACGCAACGCTATTGCTCAGCACGTTGACGATGAAGATAAAAAGGAAGCCCCAATTCAGGGCACCCCTGGTGGAACTCAATCAATGACGATCATTAATGAATCTGGACTTTATAGCTTAATTCTTTCAAGCAAGATGCCAAACGCAAAGAAGTTTAAGCATTGGGTAACTTCTGAAGTCTTACCAGCCATTCGTAAACATGGTGCATATATGACTGATGAGAAAGCTTTTAATGTCATTCACAACCAAAACGGCTTAGCTGATTTGCTTCAACAAGCAGCAGATCAACTAAAGCAAAAAGACATTCAAATCAATCAAATGAAGCCTAAAGCATTATTTGCTGATGCAGTAGCTACAAGTAAAAGCGATATTTTGATTGGTCAATTAGCTAAAATATTGCGTCAAAACGGCTATGAAACTGGTCAAAACAGATTATTCAAATGGCTACGTGAACATCATTATCTTTGTTCTAAAGGAGTTAGGTATAATCAACCAACTCAAAAAGCTATGGAATTGGGCTTATTCAAAGTCAAAGAAAGAACTGTTAATAATCCAGATGGCAGTTCACGAATCACTGTAACTACAAAAGTAACTGGTAAAGGACAACAATATTTCATCAATAGATTTTTAAATTCAGAACCTAGTCAATTAAGTTTAGAAATCGAAAGTATTTGAGGTGACTGGAATGCAAAATAAGAATTTTTACCGTGAATTTAATTTACCACCTAAACCAAAACACGATTGGGAAACAATCGCAGGCGGTGTGCTACTTGCTCTAGTAATCATTTCATTTAGCCTTTTAAGCTACGGCTTTTGGAATGCATTAATCGAAATTATTGGAGGTAAGTAAAAATGGAACTCAGTAAGAAAACACAAAGCAAAATCTGGGCTATGACACAAGTTGTTACAAGTCAATATGAGAGTGACAAGAAAACAATTGAGGCTAAGTCATGGAAGTAAAAAAAAGCAAAGAGCTTCAAAACGAAATCAATTATCAGCACATTGCAAGACAGCGTCAAGAGTATGCAGGCGAAGATTGCTTTACTGTGGTAGTTGGAAATGCAGTCGTAGCAATTGGCGAGCATCAGGAATGCAAATCATGTTTGGATTTTATCATTGAGCAATTAACGGATGATCCAAATAAATTCATGGTTAAAGGTCATTTCATTGATGCTGAAGACATGTATGACTACTTGTTTGAAAACTCTAATCATGAAAACGAATTAAAGCAACTTCTTGAAGATTATTACGGTGGAATGGAGATGGAAAATTATGGAAGACTTTGGAGAGCTTCAAAATTGGATTCAAAAAATTAGTGAAGAAATCGATGAAAAATCTATTGAACTAGCCAAATTAGCAATGGATAAAAATAAAACTTATTCCAGTGCAATGTATTGGCTAGATAAAAACAAGCCTGATGTGCCACACAGCTACAATGCCACTCCTGTAGAAACTTTTACTGGTGGTGTTGTACCAGGAATGTTTCAAACCGCAAAGATCGAGATAAGACGCGAGGCACTCAAACAACTAATTGAAAGAAAGCACAATGGACACTAATTACTTAAAACAAATGATTCATGATGAAGCAGTAGGCAAGTTCTTTAATAAATGGGAACTTTCATTTCCAGATAATGAAGAAGCTCGTCAAAATTATCAAAAACTGCTTCAAACTGAAGAATTCAAAGAATTTAAAAATACAATGATTAAAATTTATGAAAAAGAAATTACTAGTAATGTCCTCCACAGTTTAGAGGGAGTGAGACGGCTAGTGAGAGAAGCAGGTGAGGAGTAATGCCAGCATTCAATTGGAACAAAAATAAGGGAACTAAGTATCGCTGGTTAATATATGGAATTTCTGGAATGGGAAAAACCACAACCAGTAAATACTTAAAAGGCAAAACATATTTGCTTAGTTTAGATGACAGTTTTCATCGAATTCCATTTTGGCAAGACAAAAATGATATCTGGGTAATTGATCCACAGAAGCCCATGGAAGATTTAAATGCTTTTGTAGAATCATTTGACCCAAGTAAATACGATAACTTGGTAATTGACAATGTCAGCAACTTGCAAAAATTGTTTTTTGTCGAGAAAGCTAAAGAAACTAGGACTGGCTTAGACAACAAAATGTCTGACTACAACGAGTGGACTACTTATCTAACTAGATTTATCGCTTATGTCTTTAAATGGGATATCAATATTTTAGTTACTGCATGGGAAGCACAAACTAAAATAACTGATCCAAGCGGTCAAGAATTCATGCAATTCGGCCCAGATATCAGACCTAATCCTAGAGATTTCATAATGGGACACGTAGATGTTATAGCCAGACTTATAAGAAATACAAAAACGGGCAATAGGGGATGTATCTTAGAAACTTCTATTGATACATACGCTAAAAACCGCTTAGACGATCGAAAATCTTGTAAAGTCGAAGACCTATTCAAAGTTGATGAGAGCAATGTATAAACTTTATGACTATCAACAGAAATTAGTTGTTGAAACTCGTCAAGCTCTCTCTAATGGCAATAAGGGCGCGCTTATTGTAAGCCCACCTGGCAGCGGAAAATCTGCTGTAATCGCAGAAATTGCACGTTTAACAACACTTAAGAAAAATAGAGTTTTGTTCTTCGTACATCGGCAAGAACTAGTCAAACAGATCAAGGATTCATTTATCAAACAAAATGTTGATTTAAATTACTGCACAATTATGACAGTGGGCAAGGTGGCTCACAGATTAAGCATTTTGCCCAAGCCTAACCTGATTATTGTGGACGAAAGTCAGCACTCACGAGCTAAGACGTATCAGAAAATCTTTAATTATTACTCTGATATTCCAAGACTTGGCTTTACGGGAAGTCCGTGGCGGTTATCTGGCAAAGGTTTTAAAGACATTTATTCTACCATGATTCAAGGACCTAAAACAAAATGGTTGATAGACCATCATAAACTTGCTCCGTTTACCGTCTATGGCTACCAATTAGGCAACAAAAATGTGTTAAAGCATAGTTCTACTGGTGACTACACAAAACGGTCTATGGACGATTTTACGCACTCTATCATTCATGGCGGTATTGTTAAATCTTGGATTAAGTTTGCTAAAAATAGGAAAACTATTATTTACTGTCACTCGGTCAATTTTAGCAAAGAAATAGCTCAAGCTTTCAGAGACGCAGGGATCAATGCAGTTCATGCCGACTCTCAAACTTCCACACCTAAAAGAGAGCGGATCATGAATGATTTTAAGCAGGGCAAAATTAAAGTGCTATGCAATGTGGATCTTATAAGCGAAGGATTTGATGTACCCGACTGCTCATGTGTGGTATTGCTTAGACCCACAGAAAGCTTAGTTATCTACTTACAGCAATCTATGAGAGCAATGAGGTATCAACCTGATAAACACGCTGTAATTATTGATCAGGTTGGCAATTTTGAAAAATTTGGCTTACCTGATGCTGACTATCACTGGTCGCTTGAAGATCGTGCTAAGCATCCACATAGAGAGGGTAGCACTACTGACGGACCAGCAATTAAGACTTGCCCCGAATGTTTTGCAGTAATTGAAGCAAGCAATATTACTTGTCCTTTATGTGGCCATGATTTTTCTGCAGAGATTCGCAGGATACAGCAAAAAAAAGATCAAGAGTTAAGTGCAATTAAAGCACAAGACCATACTAGCGAAGCTTTTACAACCAACTACGTTCTTACTCAAGATCCTGCAACTTTTACTACAATGGAACAATTTTATGATTATGCCAAAGCAAAAGGTTATAAAAAAGGCTGGGCATATTATCAAGGAAAAGCCAAAGGCTTAGTACATTAAAAAGAGGAGAAATTAAAAATGACTTTATTTACTACTAACTATAACAATTTAAAAGCACAAAATGACGAATATAAACCAATTCCGGAAGAAATTTACGAATGCATTATTGAAGACACCCGTCCTGATGCCACACCTAATGGAACTGAATACATCAAGATAAACTTAAGAATCAGAAAAGACTTGGACAAAGCTCTGCCAGATACTAATGGCAAGCAGCATAACCGCATTGTCTTTGTCAATGTTTGGAAGCGTAAAAAGACTGGCAAGTATGATCCATCTGACCTTAATTACGTTATGAAAGCCGCTGGTTATCCCGAAAATACTCCTGTGAAGGATTGGGATGATTGGGCTAATAAACTAGTAGGCAAGCCAGTCAAAGTAAGAGTAACAATCGACAAATCAGAATATCAAGGCAAAACCACTGAAAGAAACCAAGTATGGTGTAATTCATTCAGATCAACTGACTATCCTTTACAAGGTAAAAAACAAGAAGACCCATTTCAAGGCAATGAAGGATTCAACGAAAAAATAGATGATAAAGATTTACCGTTCTAGATCTAGAAAGGAAATACAACATGGCTAGTAATAGACTTGAAGATTTAAATGACATGCTATTTAACCAGCTTGTTCGGCTAGATAGTGATGACATTAGCGAGGAAAAAATGGCTAAGGAAATCAATCGTAGTAAAGCAATGACTAACGTTTCTCGGACCATTATTGATAACGCTAGAGTTGTTCTCGATGCTGCTAAGTTTATGGATAATCGTGAGGACAGCAATTCTGTTTTGCCACACATGATTGGAGTGGACACACCACATGACAGACAGAAGAAATTCTGATGGGTCTTTTAAAAAAGGCAATATACCGTGGAATAAAGGAAAGCACTGTGAATATGAAGGCAGCAAAAGAACTCAATTCAAGAAAGGCATGAAGCCATTCAGCTGGAAACCAGTTGGTTCAATCACAAAGCGTGGAGACGGATATACATACATTAAAGTGAGCGATAATCCTAGCAAATGGGTGCTTTACCAGCGATATTTATACGAAAAAGCCCACAAATACAAAGTATCAAAGTCAGAAATGGTTTTATTTCTAGATGGTAATAAGAATAACTTTGGCATCGATAATTTAGTAAAAGTTTCTAGAGCAGAAAACGGAATTATAAACAATCAGGGACTGCAAACCAAAGGAAATAAAGAATTATCTAGAACTGGCGTATTAATTGCCAAAATTAAAGTAAAAATTAGCAAGCGAGGTGAAGCAAATGACTAAATTTAACTATAAAACCATTCCTGAAGAGCTGAGAAACTTAAAACAA